TCGCGACCGTTCTTGGTGGTTCTCCGGTCTCCGCAACAATTGGGGGTATGCTTGGGGGTATCGTCACAGAGATATCCAGCGCCAATGCCCCTGACCGAAGGACGGATTCGAGCGGCCAAGTCCGCAGCAAAACGCTACAAGATGGCGGATGGAGGTGGTCTCTATCTGGTCGTCGAGCCGAATGGCTCCAAGCTATGGCGCTACAAGTACCGGATCGGTGGCCGAGAGAATGTTTTCGCCATCGGTGCATATCCGCGGGTAGGGATCCTCGATGCGCGGCGTGAGCACATAGCCGCGCGCGAGCGCGTGATGAAAGGCGAACACCCGGTAAAGCTTCGTCGAGAAGCGAAAGCTGCGGAGCGCTTCGCATCGGAGCGCACATTCGAAGCGATAGCCGAGGAATGGTATGCGGCCAGGGTGCGTGGGTGGACAGCCTATTACGCCAGCCAGGTGCGCACGGGTCTAGACAGGGATCTTCTGCCATCGCTGGGTGCGCGCCCCATAGACGAAGTCATGCCTATGGAGATTCATGATTTGTTGCAGGGGGTGGTTGCCAGAGGCGCACCTTCCGTCGCGGTGAACTTGCGGCAATGGGTGTCGCAAGTGTTCCGGCTCGCAGTGCTTTCGAATAGGTGTGCTTCTGATCCGGCGGCATCTCTAAAGGGAACCGTTCTCCGGCCCCCGGTCAATCATGCCAAGGCAATAGGCCGAGAAGCGGTGGGAATCCTGATGACGCGGATCAATGGATATGGAGGGAACCTCGTCACACGTTGCGCGCTGAGGCTCATGGTCTACACATTTGTGCGCACTGTGGAGATGCGGCGGGCGGAATGGTCAGAGTTCGATCTTGAGCGAAATGTATGGCTTATACCGGCGGAGAAGATGAAGAAGCGGCGCCTTCACCTTGTGCCTCTAGTGCCGCAAGTCATAGCGATCCTGGACGAGCTGCGCCCATTGACCGGTGGTGGTCGGTTCTTATTTCCAAATAGCCGTCGAGCAAACGACATCATGAGCGCTACAACGATTAATCGTGCTCTGGAGCATATGGGATATTCAACTGGTGACGTCACAGGTCACGACTTCAGAGCGACAGCGTCCACGATGCTCTACGAACACGGCTATCGTGATGAGGTAGTTGAAATGCAGCTCGCCCACGTGGAAGCCAATAAGACGAAGCGGTCTTACAACCACGCGAAGTACTTGGATGAGAGGCGGGACATGATGCAGTGGTTTGCGGACCAGTTGGATGCGAGCGCGGCAGAGCAGGCCGCGCTCGCACTGCCGCGTCAAGCTAAAGCTGCCTAATGCGACTGCTAATAGCTTGATCGACGGCTATCGCCGACCAGCGAGAAGCTCGTCCGAATTTCCCGGGTGCGGGGAATTCGCCAGCTTTAATCATCGCGTAGATCTTGGTCTTTCCGAGACCGGCACGCAGCCTTACTTCTGCAAGCGTGAGGCAGCGATCGGTATGTTGCGATTGGCGTTCGTGTAGCACTTGCTATCCCTAGTTTTGACTTTTTGTGATGCCTGACGGTGTCTTGGGGGTGAAATCATTCCCCAGGCCGCCGCCGCTTGTGTGCCGGCGTTGCCGGCGATTCATGGGAGCCGCGCTGGAAAACCCAGCATTTCACGGTGCGGCCGCGCGCCTTGTCGGACTGGTCCTGCAACCAAATGGCGCTGTTCACTGGTTTGAGGTCAATGAACTTCCGCGTGCGCGAAGTGCGTAGATACTTCTTGAGGTCGGCCAGGGTAGGAACGTCGAGCCGGTGTTCGCGCGCGCGTTCCTCGAAGTGGTTCAAGTTGACGGCGATCTCGTGTGGGTTGCGGCTGTGGTTGAGGCCAGGGCTGGCCGCGTTCCATTCGTCCAGGTAGTCGAAGCGATCCCAGAAAGTCTGCACCACCTTATGGTCCGAACTGATCGACGATTGCCGCTCGATGGCCATGGCCAAGACTTCGCTCGCGACCGCGGCTTTCTGGTCATCAGTGAAGGCGATCAGATCGCCCAGGGCGGCGAATAGGGCCAACAGTTGCCCGTGATTCTTGGCCAGGCGCGTCGTCTTCACCCGATCGTTAGCCAGCAGTTCCAGTTCGTAGATCGGCGCCTTGTCGTTCACCGTCTTGAGCACCTGCTCGGCCTGCCGCGCGGCCATGACGAAGAAATAGCTCACTGCATCCACTGGCATGCGTTCGAGTTCGAGCGCCGCCGCGCGGGTCTCCGCGGTGTGGCCCGAACGATCCACAGTGATGTGGCAGATGCGCTGCATGATCGCCTCGCTGGCGTCCACCTTCGCGTTCTGCGAAATCACCACCGTCGCGCGGAACGGCGGCTCGCGTGTCTCATTGCCGGCGTTCTTCACACCCAGGGCGCGCACGCTACGGCCGTTATAGGCAGTCTTGAGTTCGTCCCAATCGAATGCCTTCTTTTTGGCATCCTCGCCGCTGTCGCGGTCGCTCTCAATCAGCACCACCGGCAGGTTAGACACCTGGGCGAAGTTACGTGCACGCGCGGCCAGCGTTGCCTTGGACGGATCGAAGCCTTCGTAGTCGCGGCGACCGACCAGCTTCCACAGGAACTCGATCAGGGTGGACTTGCCGGCGCCGGCCTCGCCGACCAGCTCTAGGAATGGATAGCTCTTGTGCTCGGCGCGGATTTGCTCCGCGAACAGACTGCCAAACCAGAACGTCAGCGCGATGAGCCCTTTGGCGCCGAAGCATTTCCAGATCAGAGCGACCCAATCTTCGCGGTACGACTTGCGATCGTGGCTAATGGTGAGCGTCGGCGAGTGTGTCAGTGTCTTGATATTGAGCCGACCGATTTCGAAATAGTCCTCGTCGTTCAGATCAAACACCGCACCATCGCGGATGGCCAGATCGCCCATCACATACGTGCCGTGCTCCTTGGCGTAGCCCACGTAGTCGATGGTCTCCACGGTTTTAATGCCGTAGAGCTGCTGCTTGATGATCCGGTCCAGCTGTTGGCTGGTGCCGGTGAACACGGCGCCGGGCGCCATGCTGAGCAGTCGTTTTTTGAATTCGCTCGCGCTGGCCAGGCTGCTGCCGGCGAAGGTGTTCTTCACCGGCCGGCCACCATGCGGGAAAGTCACGCGGTAGTAGTACCAGGATTCGTCGGTGACCTGGTTGGCCTGGTAATACAGCGGCACCGGGTTGCAGTTGGCGATTTCGACGTTGTCGCAGGATTCGGCCAGGGCGATGTCACGGCGCTCGTCCTCGGCCATGTCTGGGTCTTTGTCCAGCGCCTGTTGCATGGCCTTGTCGTAGGCCTTGATATCCAGGTCGAACCAGTACACCCGGTCGTCGTAGTCGTAGAAGAACGTGGCCACGCCGGTGCGTCCATACATGAGGCGCGCCTTGTCTGCGGCGGAGCGTGCGATCAGCAGCGAGCCCTGGTAGCGGTATTCCTCCAGGTCCTTTGGGGTCAGCCGGTCGGCCAGGTGCAAATCGCTCCAGTCCCGTTTGCTACGGGCAGTCTGCGGGACCGTGGCGGCTTCGCATTTCCAGCCTTCCCTGCGGGCGCGGGTCACCCAGCGACGGGTGTATTCGCGGCCGGCCGAGTCCCCATCCAGCGCCCACACTAGGGTAGGCCGGTCGGGGCGCTGTTCGGCCAAGCGGCGCAGGAAGGCGGCCGGGTAGTTGTTGCAGCTCATGGCGGACACCGCGGCTACCTCGTGGTGGTCCAGGGCGATGGCGTCGAAGATGCCTTCCACGATCCATAGCTCCGACATTACGCCCAGGCGGTCGCGGGTCAACGTAGGCGGCGTCCACACCTCCCCGGCGTAGCTCGCGCCCGGCGCGAAGCGCGCCTTCATCTTGCCGAAGCGGTGCGGCCGATCGATCAGGCGTTCCCAGTAGCTGCCGCCGGGCAGGGGAAAGCGGATGGTGGCCGAGGTCGCTTGGCTCTCGGCATCCCGGTACCACTCCTGGGTATAGCTGCCGCGCACGCGCGCCAGGTTGAAGCCGCGCGAGCTATAGAGATAGGCGTCAGCCGCCGCGTTCGGATGGTCGTCGGTCTTCTTGTAGCGGTTCGACCAGTCATCGAACAGGTCGGGGAACAGCTCTTTGACGGACGATTCGTACCCACAGTTTTTCAGGCGACCGCAGCGCACCATCCACGGCGCGTCGGCATTGACGTACAACTCGCGCTTACCGCAGCTCGGGCATTTGCCCTCGCGCATATAGCCCTTCTGTGCCTTCCGGAAATCGAAATCGCGGGCCAACTGGTCAATGAGATCGCGCACCAGGTCGGTGCCGAGATTAATGGCCATTGACGGTCCTCCACAGCGCGCCCCACGGGCCGCACAGGGCGCCCATGCGTCGCATCACGTCGCAGGACGTGCCGAGGTAGGCGCTCAGGCGGTCTTCCTGGTCACGCCAGTGGTCGGCATCGTCGTCGCTGATAGGAGAAAGCGGCGCGCACTCCGATGGCAATGTGCACAGATGGAGTGTTCCGCCCGCGACGGCGTACAGAAGATGAAAGGCACAGGTGGTGCAGGACACCGGCGGCAAGGGTGTAAATGCTCTCGGCGATGTCGATGCGGTGGGTTGAGGCTGATTCATGAGGCAAGCCGCGTCCGTGCCGGTAGCCCGAAGGCCACCGGTCGTGTGATCGAGAAGGGGGGAGGGCGAAGCGCCGGTTAGAAGTCGGCGCGGCGTCCGCAGCGCGCGGCGGCGAGGTCGCCGTTCGGCGTGGTATCGCGATGTTCGTCAGCCAGGGCCAGCAATTGGCTGGCAGTGAACGCGATGAGCCGGCCGGTGCGCGGGCTGGTCACGTACACCACGTGGCTGGTGGAGTGATTGATGTCCACATAGGCCGGCGTATTGCGTGCCTGCGTCGCGGCCAGTGCATGCAGAGCATCATGGTTCGCGGTGCGCTGGCTGACCGGGAAGCGCGCCATGATGGCTGCCGTGCAGCGGCTGAGGAGCTGGCTTTCGTCCAGGTGCTGCGCAGCGTGGGCGTCGATGAAATCTACCGCCATGTTGAAGCGCGCTTCCGGGGTGTTCGTGTGATCGGTGTCGAGGTGCAAAGGCACGGTGATCCCCTGTTAGTTGAGCGCGGGCGGCGCGAAAGAGTGATGGGTGAGCTTGAGTGAGGTGGACGATGTGATCGAGGCCGGCGGCGTGGTGTTGTCGGGCGACCGGGCCACCAGGATGTCGTTGGCGCGTCGCTCCACGATGGGCAGTGACACATCGGCCGACGGGTTCAGGCTCGGGATCAGCGTGCGAACGACACCTAGGTGCGCCACGAAGCGGTGACCGCAATTCACCTGGAGGCACTGCAGATAGATTTCCCGCACCAATGGGCTCAGCTCACGCGACGTCATGGTGATGGCCGGTTGGCGGCAATGGGGGCAAAGGATCGAGCGGCGATATCCACGCATCATTTAGTCCTCATACACAGCTTGTGGGCTTTCCTTACACGAGTCGGCCAGTTGCTCGGCCTGGCGGCGGCGCGTGGCGAGCCCTTCGAGGTACACCTCCAGGGCGTAGGCGGCGGTGGCTTTCCGCTCGGCGCGCGCGCTGCGTTCGCACTCGGCCAGCTGCAAGGGATCAAGGCTGATGCCGATCCGTGTGCGCTTGACGCCTATGCGTGGTGCATAGGTACGAACACCGATAGGGACGGGGGAGTTCTTCATGGAGGTGATGGGTTACGATGCGGAAGTGCTACACAATTCGAAAGATACTCCACACAACGTGACTATGCAACACGCCATGAATGGTAAAAACTCGATCCGTGTAATTAGCCCGATCGAACTCGATGCCGGCGAGATCATCGGGCGCATGCGCCAAGTGGTGGGTGCAAAGAACGATGCGGGGTTATCGGCTGCCCTTGGGCTCACAGGCGCGAGTGCGCCGAGCAATTGGCGTCAGCGCAACAGTCCGCCGTTCGCGTTCTGCGTGAACATTGCGGCAGCGTTAGGTGTCTCGTTGGATTGGCTGATCTTCGGGCGAGGTCGTCGCGTTGGCGCGACGTCGGACGAGGCTATGGATAGCGCTGTCCCGACGCCGGTCACCGCGACATCCACGCCCTCGGCAGAACGGATTACGCGGTTCGTGAATGAGTGGGATGCGACCCGATCACCAGAGGAGGTGATTTGGTTGGAGCAGCACCTCAAGCGGACGGTGCCGGAGTACGCCGCCTGGCTGTCAGAACGACAGGCGTAAGCGCGATCCGTGAGGCACGGGAAAATATCCAAGACAGGCCAAGGAGGTGTTATGTCGAGTCGTGTCACGTTTAACGTCGATGTTGAGGCAGCGGACATCCGCACGCTTTCGATGATGCCGATCGAGGAATATCGGACATACTTGCGCGAAGAAGTTTTCTATGTGGATCACCACGACGTCTTTCGCTCCTTTCTCGCCGGATATCCGATTGCAGCGAACAAGGATCAGTTGGAGGCATTGATCGAGTACCTCCGCGAGATCAGGCCAAAGGTGAAAGACCCGCTCTAGAAGGGCTCATCGTCGAAGTCCTCGGTTGCTGCGGTGGTCTCGCGTGCTGCAGCCTTGTTTTCGAGTTCTACGGCGGTCGTATAGCCATTGCCCGGCGTGAAGCTATGCGTTGCCTTGGCGACGATCCAGTCGATGGCGTCGATCTCCGGTTTCCAGCCGCGCGCTCTTGCTGGCATTTCCGGATAGAGGTCCGGCCGACCAATCGCGATGTCCAGCGTGAACGTCGAAGCGCCGCGCCGCACGCGCGCGAGTTCCGCCTCAGCGGCACGTTGTGCATCTTCCTGACTAGCGAAATCCCCTCGCAGGAACTTCACATGTCCAGTGGTCCCGGCCAGCACCGTGCGACCGCGCCCGGTGCCTACGTCGTGCCAACGTGCACGGATCCCGGTGTAGGCATCGCGGTCCGCTTCATGGAACCGGTGCCGATCACCATCCGCACGCTGCAAGATCAACTGTTCGAGCGGTTTCCCGCTGGCCGTCTGCCCGGCGCCGACCGGCATAAACAGCAGGTTGCCCGCCTTCACCGTCGCCACCGCATCCCACATCTTGCCCAGGCGCCGCAGCAGCGCGACGTCGGATTCCGTCTGCGCCAGGTGCTCCACCGGCAGGCGGTCCAGGCTCGCCGCCACGCGCGGCGTGAGCTGGTGCTCGCCCGCGATGACACGCACGACGTGCCCCACGGTGGTCTGGTTCCAGCTCCGCTCCTTGCGTGCTCGCAGCTCGCGCGTCAGCTTGGCGCTACGCGCCACGATGCTCACCGTGTCGGGCGTGCCGCTGTGTTCGATCTCGTCCACGTGATACGTGCCCTGCAGCGACACGCCGAGCCCTTCAAAGCCCAGCATGACCCGCATTTCCACGCCACGGCGCGGCAGGGCGATTTGTCCCTGGCTGTCATCCAGATTCAAGCTCACGGTGTCCGCGTGATCCTGGCGGTGGGACTCCACCGTCAGCTGGATCAGGTGCGGCATGATCCGCGCGGTGCGGTCCTTGCCGTCAATGGTGATCTGGCAGGTGGGGCGCAACAGTGGGTTGGTGGGCTGGACGATCATGCGGTGGCTCGGGCACGTTCCTGCGCCTCCGGCGAGGGGCCGCCGGCCAGGTCGTCGCTGGTCTCATCGGCGGGCTCGTCGTCGCTGCGGCACAGCGTGAGCGAGAAGGTCACCTTCCGCGGCGTGCCGTCGCTATGGATGGCGCTCTGCGTGGTTTGCAGGCTGTCGATGAAGTAGACGCCGTAGATATGGCCGGCACCGTCCACCAGGACGTAGGCCCGCCCCTCACTGCCCATCGTTTCAAGTTGCGTGACGGAGGCAAGCGTGCCCGAGACTTCCGGTGCCACGACACCCGACAGCGTGAGCATTTCGGTGCCCGGACTCACGATCTGGTACGCGTCGCGCTTGCCCAGCCGTGCATTGGCCGCATGCTTGAACTGCATCTGACGTTGCAGCTCTTCGTAAGCCGCAGTGCGCATGCCGAACACGAACGGCCCGAAGGCCATCAAGACCATTCCATCCATTCTCAATCCTCGTCGCTAAAGGCGGAGCGGGCGCGCACCTGTTTGTTGCGCTCGTGGCGGGCCATGGCGTCCGCGACCTGCCGGCGGACCGCGTCCGGATCGTTCCCGCGGGCGTCCACGTGCATCGTCACCTGGTCGCCCTGCATGACCACGGTCTTCGGAGGGCGCACGCCCACTGACGGGACGGAGCTGACCAGGCTGGCCCCGTGACCCGATGCCTCGCCGCCGGCCATGGGTGTACGAGCGATGGCATCGGCGATCTTGCTGGCCTTCTCCTGGTCATCGCCGGTGATCCAGTCGATGGGCATGGTGCCTGGTTGCGTCACGGGGCTGCTCTGTCCCAGGTGCCGAATGCGATCGATCAGCTCGCGCACGGCGCCGAGCTTCTCAGCGATCCAGTCGAGCGTCTTGTGCGCGGCGTTCTCCACGCTCTGCCACATCTCGGCGAACCAAGCCTTGACTGGCTCCCAATGCACCACCACCCAGCCCGCCGCGGTGCCGATGGCCTCGCCGAGCGCCACGAACATCTGCACGCCGAAGCTGACGGCCTGCACCACGCCGCGAATCGCCGCCCCGACCAGCTGCCCGAACGCCACGCCGGCGGCGCGAGCGCTGGCCATCTGCTCCTGGGTCGCCTGCATGGGCCCCAATAGCTGCGTGATCCAGCGCCACACGCTGACCAGGCACCCGACGATCACGTCGAAGGCCGGCTTGAGCGGCGCGAGCGCGCGGCCGATCTCGGCGAACACCGGCCCCACCGCCTGACCGATCCCCTCCCACACCCCGGCGAACCAGGCGGAGATCGGCTGCCAGTAGCGACGCACGGCGAGCGCCGCGACGATGACGACGGCGATCAGCGCGGCGACCGGCAGGCTCACGCCGGTGATCGCCAGCATCGCCGCCCGGGCGCCGGTGGCGAGGGCGGGGAAGAGACGGCCGAGCATGGGCAGGCGCGACAGCAGCCCGCCTTCGCCTCCGAGGGCGCCCAGGCGCAGCCCGCCCAGCCGCATCGCATAGCGCAGCAGCGCGAACTGACCGAGCAGGCCGCCCAATGCGACCATCAGGCTACCCACCGTAGCCAGCAACACACCTGCGCTGCCTGCGACCACCAGCATGCCCTTGGCCAGCATCGGGTGACGCTGCGACCAGGTATTCACCGCGCGCAGCACGCCGACCAGTTTGCCCAGGCCCACGACGTACAGCGGCAGCAACTGCTCGCCCAGTTCGCGATAGAGATCGGATTTGCGGGCCAGCAATTCCGCTTCCTGGCCGGCAGCGTTCTGGCCGGCCAGGTTGTAGAGCGCCTCCACGCCGTAAGCCTTCGGCGCCGCGGCCAGGTGCTTGGCGATGTTGGCGCGCTCCATGAACAGCGACGCGAACAGGTCACCGCCCTTGCGGCCGGAGAACAGCGCGTTGATCTTGCTCACCACCTGCTGGTCGCTGAGCTGGCCGTCCGGGTTGAGCTTCGGGATCACCCGCGTCATCAGGTACTCGAACGGGTTGCTGCGATAGAGGTCGCCCTCTTTGAGCGCATCGGGCAGCAGCTTCTTGAGGTGACCGGTCTTCTCGTGGACTTCGATGGCGCCGGGCTTGAGCAGACCCAGTTGGTACAGCTCATCGGCCGACTGGCGGGTGGAGCGCCCGGCCGCCCAGTTCTGGTAGGCCGTGGCAAGACCTGTACCGGCGCGATGGCCGCCCATTTCCTGCACGGTATGCAGCAGGCCGAAGAAGAACGATTGATCGTCCAGCTGCTTGGCGGCGACGCCGCCGGTCTTGATCATGTTGAGCAGGTCTTCGGACTTCACCAAGCCGCCCGAGGCGACGTAGGCCTGCGTGGCGAAGTCCAGCACGCGCTTCAAGCTTTCCGGGCTCTTGGCGGCGCCGCGCAGCTCGGCCACCTTAAGCAGGTCCATGAACATGGTCTCGGCGGTGTCGCCGTGCCCCTCGCCATGCCCGCCCTGGGCCATCACGGTCTCGATGCCGAACTTCATGCGCGCGAGGTAGGGCGTGACCGCCTCCGCCTCGTGCATGTCGCGCAAGACGCTGTAGGACTCTTTCAGGAGCTTGAGCGTCTCGGTCGCACTCGTGCCCATGATGTCCTGCGCCCGGGCGAACTTCACCGCATCGGTCACCAGGGCATCGCCGACGCCCATGGCGCGCAACTGCGCGACCTGCGCCGTCCAGGCCTTCGCCTCGGTCACCGTAGGGCTGATCGCGTCCAGCAGATGCTTGCCGGTCTCCCGCGTGGCGTAGCCGCCCACGGTGAGATGCGCCGCCGTCGCCGAACTGCGCTCGAAGCTTTGGCGGGCCGCGGCCATCTTCTGTTGCTGCTGGGTGAGCGCGCTGAGCTTTTTCTGCTGTTCGCCGAGCTGGGCGTTCGTCGCGG